AATAGCAACACCGTCAACAAGATTACTATACACTAAAGAATCATTAACATCTATCACTCCCGATGACGCACCAGTAATACCATTTAGACTATTATTATATACACGGCACCTATTAATAACTAAAGAATCAACCACATTCACTCCTGTATTATTATTATTATGAATATTAGAGTCATTAATATAGAATGATGCGAGAGTACCTGTAGAAACCCCTAAAAAACCACCAGATATATCACAATTACTAATACCCCCTGTATTATTAGAACCCTGTACATGTATAGCAGTACCGCCAATATGCCCAAGAACAGTAGTTCCAGACAGAAAAGTTGAACGACCTATAAATACAGTACGAGTAGCTCCTGTCTGACCACTACCGTCTACTATAAAATTACTAATAAATGCGGTGGAAGTATTAATATTACTAGATATTCCTACGTCAGTTCCTGTTGGAACTATTCTTGGAAGAGAAGCTTCTCCCTCAACATTTTGCAAATATATGGTGTGCCCTCCAGCAATCTGATTAGTTAAAGATAACCCTGTTACATAATCACCACCTAACATACTAAACTTAATAATAGAACCATTTGCAAAAGTGCCTCCTAAAACATTAAAATCTGCCATATCCATACATTTAGTTGCATCTGATGCAGGTCCAAATGCTAAAAAAGGAGAAATTGCTGTTCCGTCTTTTCTTGCAAAATAAGTAGTCATTATTTACTCACCTTCTTAGTTACTTTCTTTTCACCATCCACAAGTTTCTTATTTCCTTTAGGTTCTAATTTTTTCTCTTGCTCTGCCTCTGCATCTATATTATACTCTAACTCTGGATATGTATCGTCTTCAATCGCTTTCTCCATTCTTTTTCTTCCGTATCCAGCAACACCTATCTGTTTAGCAATATCTTTATTAGGAAGACCCATTTGTTCTGACATTGGTCCATGTTTCACACCTAATAATGCTCTTACCTTACCTTCCGTGTCTAATGTTTCAGATACAGGATATGCAATATCTACAAAGTACTCTGCTGTTTTTTGTACTGTTTTCTTCACCACTTTCTTACTTTTCCAACCTGTCCCTACTACTTTAGGAAATGTAGCACTAAAACTAGGATGTTGGGATTTAAGAAAGAATATGGAACTCCAAAAATCATATTTAAGGAATCTATCTAAATATGCTATATCGTCCGCTGTTCTATCAGACATTGGTCCTCTTGTTTCTCTTACGGAAGAATAAGATCCAGCAGAAGTTCCTGTCATTATATCTGCAGGCTCGTTAGAGCCTGAGGCAATCATTTCCTTTATGTCATTATCTTCTCCAGATATCGTAGGAAGATCAGGACTCACACATTCGCACTTCATTCCTGGCGGAAGTACGAGTTTAGAACCTGGAGTCATTTTAGATAAAAATGCTGTTTTCTTTCGTTCCTCATCAGTCAAAGATATCCAAAGTTTAAAATCTTTCACTTCCTCAAAAGAAAATACCCAAGCATAAGCACCACAAGACTTCTTATGGTCTATTTCATATTTCTTAAGATTTTCATAATGATTTAACCACTCGAGTGTGGTTCTGAGATAGGATACTGCTCTCCTTGTAACAAACCCTTTATCACAAGCTACTATAAATCTAGTAAATCCGCCAACTTCTTTATATATCTTTTTTCTACTTCTAGAAGATTGCTGGTCTTTTCTTTCATAATCTTTATGACCACTGACTTCTTTAGCTAAATCGGGGTTTCTTGCAATATAAACGGAAGGAATTTGAATCTGCCCAAAACTTGTTTCAATATTATAAAACAAGGGCATGGTGGATTTAAAAGGATGAAATATAATTCCTGTGTTATCATCCCCGTTATTCTTAAAAGAACCAGGGTCAATAAAATCAATCTCTACAAAACCGTCTGTATGCAAAGATAAAAGAAGGAATAATTCTCCTTCTATATGTAATCGCCCAAAATATTTGGGATAAAAATTATATAGACGATTACGATAATCTTTCTCTATTTCCTCAATCGCCTCTTGTATCTCCCAAACATCTGAGGTAGTTTCAAAACCCCAGCCTGCTTGTCTACCAACCTGACCTCTAATAGCAGTATTTACAAAAGGGCTAGTATTAAACTTATCCCAACATTCTTGTTGTAGATCTTCTCTAAGAAAAGTAGAATCGCCTTTTTCATTTTTTAAAGGGAATCCATCTGCATCTATGTTTTTTCCGTCTGTATTTCCGTACTGCCAAGGGGAGGAGAAAACTATTTTTTTAAATACATCGTCTGGTATCTCAAGTATCTCTTTACTAATTCTTTCTGATTCAGTCATTTCCACTGCCATAAACACCTCCGATATATGATTATATATCTAATAACATGGTTTGTGGTTCTTGTCAAGTCTTTTTTTTAGGTTTTTAAAAATAATTTAATAAGTAGCCACATGACCTTCGGCCAGAATCATTTGACCAAAATTACCTTGTGTTTTCCGTTCTCTCATTTTATCTGGTTCTACTGTCCTACCTCCATAGATACACCACCCTAAACTAAACATAACATCATCTTGTATGCCATATTTCTGCATTTTTTCAATACTACCAAACCAACGCTTCTCAATATCATGATCAAACACAAGAGCTTCCTCTTCCAGTATATCCTCTGTCTTTTGACCCATAATTGGCACTCTTGGAGTCTTAAGTAGTCCGTCCCTATATAATACAAACAACTCCGTAAATGCTTCCTTCTGCTTCTCATATCCTGGATGTATTGCTTCATATTCTATATCATTAGCTTCACACCAGGGTGCTAGATCAAATGTTCCCCAACGCTCTGCACACACTTTATCAAGCCCATCATACTCTGTATGTGTCTCCATCAATAGTCTTTTCATTTCTTCTAAAGAATTATTCACTAAATGCTGTATATTAAGTAAAAAATAAATATATCTAGGTACATAGTTAGGTTGATATACCATAAAAGGATTCGACTTACTTCCTATCAAACCTTTCGCCGTTACTGTATATATTGTCTTTGCAAGAGGTTCTGTTTTCATAGGGTCAGATCTATCAAATCCTGCAAGTATTATCCAACCAGTGTCATATATCTTCCCTAAAGTATCTAAAGCCTTACTGGATACCATCTGTACACCAGTATTCAAATTACCAAAACTATATAGGCTTTCTACAGGAACTAAGGTATTTTCTATATCTTGTAGTTGAGCGGCTGGGTCTTTAAAATCTAAGCCCTTGTCCTTTGCTGACTCTACATGATTTAATATTCTCACCTTCTTTTGAACTAGTTCTGTTACTTCCTTATGATTATTATATAAACCCTTGGCGCCAATGTACCTAGTAGCTTCTATCATTTCTTTTGTAAATATTTTCCTGGCGCCAGCTTCCCAGATATTTAAAAAATATCTTTCAAATTCCCCTAAGACAAATTTTACCCTGTAAGAATTTATTTGTTCTTTAGTCATATAAGGATTCCAGTAATCTTTAGGAACTCCTAACGTAGAACAACGATAACTGAAAAATACCGTCGGATCTTTGCCTTCTCTTGAGATTTCAAACAATTTATACAGTTGATGGGTCTTTTCCGACACGGTAGAGTCAATTAACCCCAAGGCGTTAGGTATATTTCGCACAGAACCGTCTAATTGGACAAAAAACTTGTCTTTTTTCATATCAAAGAACTCTGAAAATGTATACCCCGTAATATTAGACACAATTCCAGATGCTGTTGAAATAGGTTGGATTTTTGACACCACATTATCGTTCTTATCTAACAGCCTAATCATTCTTTCCTGTACATTTTTAGAACCTAGGATACCAATTAATTTAGGACTATTATTAATGATGTCTTTCATTATATCGAAATGAACGAATTTAGTCTGATCTTTAGAGTTTGCACCGAGAGTAATATTTTGTTTAGGCCAACAAAAAAACTTCCACAGTTGGATAAGACATACAAGTAGAGATTTACCTTCACCTCGTTGCCAACAGAGGACTATCAATGTATGTATAAATCGACCCTCTTTCATTTTCAAGGCCTCCAGACACACCTCCTTTTGACCTTCCCAGATGTCTTGATATTCAGGGGGTAACTCCCCAAGACGAATAAATACCGCAATCAAAGAACCTTTAGGATATACAGGGATATGACAGTAATCTTCGGCCCAAAGTGCGAATCCTTCTCCAGCATTTCGGTAGTCTTGTAATGTGTTAGTCATATTTGTTCCCTATGCTATTTCAAGGCTGATATCTTGCAGATGCCAAACTGTATTACACAAGTGCATACGTTGACATGCTTTTAATACTTTGCTGTTAAGAGGGATTAGTGATCTTTCTATACTTTTTCCAAATGCGGCGGCCACCCACTTTTACTGCCAACCAAGCTACTTTATTAATATACTTAAATCCATTAACTTTAATGGCCGTCTTTTTAAATAACTCGTCCCAATACTTTCTTTTAAAATCCTCCCCATATTTGAACGGTACTCCATTTACAGTTTGTTTTATCCAAACATAACCAAACTTATAACCATAATCATGTATAATAGCAGGAATTAACAGTATCCCTGTTGGGGAGAGTATTGCCCAAAATATTCTCGGAATACTTGCTCCATCCAATATAAATCCTGCAGGTATCAATATATAAACATTCTTTCGAAGCTCATACAACCAATCCTCAGTAATCATCCATCTTCTTCTATCAAACATCCATGCTTTATATCTTGCAAAGAAGCCTAAATTCTTAGTCTTTATTACAAGTGGTTGCATCTTGGGCATTTTCTGTTGATAAATCATCTTGTACTCCTTTTAGTATGAGGATCAACTCCTTCTGGAAACACTTCTCTCACTAATGCTGGTTTCTCTAACTTAAATAATTGTTCTGCATAACTACTATCTCCTTCTCGAGGATTTTCTTCCCAATC